ATGTTTGAGAAACTGAGTGGCCTTTTCAGGCGTGAGCAGAAGCAATCGGCGGCGGGGGCGGTGATTGCCATGAATGTGGTCGGGCGGCCGGTGTGGACGCCGCGCAATTATCAGGCGCTGGCCAGTGAAGGGTTCGCCAAGAACGCCGTGGCTTATCGCTGCGTGCGGATGATCGCGGAGGCCTGTGCATCCGTGCCGTTGCGGGTGGAGTTTGAGGGGCGCCGGGCGCCGGATCATCCGCTGCAAAAGCTGATCGACCGGCCCAATCCGGAGCAGGGCGGGGCCGATCTGCGCGAGGCGCTTTATGGCGGATTGCAGACGGCGGGCAATGCCTATGTCGAGGCGGCGTTTCTGGATGATGACGCGCCTTCGGAACTGTGGAGCCTGCGGCCCGACCGGATGAAGGTGGTGGCGGGGCGTTCGGGCTGGCCGGAGGCTTATGAATACGCGACCGGCAGCGGCAAGGCGATGATCGGCCGCGACGAAGAGGGCTGGCTGAAGGTGCTGCATCTGAAGCTGTGGCATCCGCTCGATGACTGGTACGGGTTGTCGCCTCTGGAAGCGGCGGCGTTTTCGATCGATGTGCATAATGCGTCGGGGGCCTGGAACAAGGCGCTGCTCGATAATGCGGCGCGGCCTTCGGGGGCGCTGGTCTATGGCGCGAAGGCATCGGAACGGCTGACCGAGGATCAGTTCGCGCGGCTGAAGGATCAGCTGGCGGACACCTATTCCGGGCAGGACAATGCCGGGCGGCCCCTGCTGCTGGAAGGCGGGCTGGACTGGAAGCCGATGTCGCTCAGTCCGGCGGATATGGATTTCATTCAGGGGAAAAACGCGGCGGCGCGGGAGATCGCCCTGGCGTTTGGCGTGCCGGCGCAGTTGCTGGGGATTCCGGGTGATAATTCCTATGCCAATTACAAGGAAGCCAATGCCGCCTTCTGGCGCAATGCGGTGTTGCCGCTGGCCGAGAAGACGACGCGATCCCTGAGCGCCTGGCTGGATGTCAAGTTTCCGGGGGCGCGGATCGTCAACGACATCGAGGCGCTGCCGGCGCTTGCGGCGGAGCGCGACGCGCTGTGGGCCAGGCTGGAGGCGGCGAGCTTCCTGACCGATGCCGAGCGGCGGCATCTGGCGGGACTTAGCGAGGTGGAGCACTGTGTATGACGGGAGTGATGTTCTGGCAGGCGGCGCCCCTGGCCGTGGTGGTGACGGTGGTGATCCAGACGGCGTTTGTCCTGTTGTGGGTCGGGCGGGCCGGGGCGCGGCTCGACATGATGGAGCAGAGGCTGGAGCAGCAGGCGGGCGTCAATGAGCGTCTGGCGCGGCTGGAGGAGCAGGCGTTTGCGCAGCGGGCGACGCTGGACCGGATCGAGACGAAACTGGCCAATCTTTGATTTAGAAAGCGAATATTCATGACCCTTTATATCGAAGGTTATGCCTCGCGCTTTGGGTTGCGCGATCTGAATGACGATGTGGTGGTGGCGGGGGCTTTTCGGGACACGCTGCTGGACACCGGGCCGAAGGGGGTGCGGATGCTTTATCAGCATCAGGTCAGGTCGCCGGTGGGGGTATGGGATGAGATCCGTGAGGACGCCATCGGTTTGTTCGTGCGCGGGCGGATTTTGGATTTGAATGCGGAGGCAAGGATGGTCGGGTCGCTGGTGAAGGCCGGTGTGGTCGATGGTTTGAGTATCGGGTTTCGGGCGGTGAAGAGTCGGCGTGACAGCGGGAGTCTGCGGGTGCTGACAGGGGTGGAACTGTGGGAAATTTCCATCGTGACCTTCCCCATGCTGCCGAGTGCGCGGATCACGGCGATGGTGGAAGAGGTTCAAGCCGCGTGAAGTTTAGCGTCGTCAGATCGCGCGTTTCCAGATCAACTGTATTGCCCTGGTTGTCGCTGTACTGAAAGCCTTCAAGACAATCCGGATAGCCGTCATCAAGCCACAGGATAAAGCCCATGATCATGCCGTCTCCCATGTTGTTCATATGGGCGATGGGGCCATCGATCTGCCGGTGTGGCATCTGGACTGGCGGCAGGCGGCGATCGACTGAAAAGGATGTGTAGAAGCCATGTCCGGTGTTTTCGCGTTCGGTCACGTTAGCGGTGTCAAGCAGGGCGTGGAGCACGTTCTGGCTGCTGCCGATGGCCGCCAGTACGGCGATTTCGAGTGAAGTGAAGCCGGTCATTACCGTCAGACTAGCACATCGAAATCAGTAAGCAAGAAACCCCACCACCAACGCGCAAGCGCGTCGAGACATAGGGGCGTCAGAGACGGCGGTTGCCCCCTCCGGCTCGACAAGCTCGCCACCTCCCCCGCTGCGCAGGGGAGGATGAAGAAGACTGTGTTTTTCAACTGGAGAAAATGGATGAAAGAAGTGAAACAGGCCGCGGCCTCGCCGGAGGTCAGGGCGGCCCTGCATGAGGTGCTGGCCAATTTCGAGGCCTTCAAGGCGGCGAACGATGAGCGTTTGGATGCGATCGAGCACAAGCGGGGCGACGGTCTGCTGGAGGACAAGCTGGCGCGTATCGAAAGCGCGCTGCAATCGGCCGAGGGGCGTTTGCAGCGTCTGATGAGCCAGAAGTCGCGGCCGGTGCTGGAAGAGGGGCGTCTGGCGCAGCCGGATGAGGCCAAGGCGGCGTGGGAAGGGTATCTCAAGTCGGGGCGCATGGGGATCGAACTGAAGGCGGGGATTTCCTCCGGCAGTGGTTCGGGGGTGCTGGCGCCGACCGAGACGGAGACCTTTATCGACCGTCGCCTGGCGCAGGTGTCGCCCTTTCGTTCGCTGGCCACGGTGCGTCAGGTAGGGGCGGCGACCTTCAAAAAGCCGGTGACGACGGCCTCGGTGACCTCCGGCTGGGTGGCGGAAACGGCTTCGCGTCCGGAAACCAATCCGGCGACGCTCGACCTGATCACCTTTGCTTCGGGTGAGCTTTATGCCAGCCCCTCGGCGACGCAGGATATCCTGGACGACGCCTATATCAATCTCGATGAATGGCTGGCGTCGGAGATCGAGGACAGCTTCGCGGCGCAGGAAACCACGGCCTTTGTTTCCGGCGACGGTTCGGGCAAGCCGAAGGGCTTTTTGAGCTACACCACGGCGGCCAATGCCTCGGCGACCTGGGGACAGATCGGCTATGTCGCCTCCGGTGGCGCCAGCGATTTCGCCTCCAGCAATCCGGCCGACGCGCTGATCGACCTGATCTATGCCCCGAAGGCGCAGTATCGGCCGGGCGCCAGCTTCGTCATGAACCGCCGCACGGCCGCGAAGATCCGCAAGTTCAAGGACGCCGACGGCAACTATATCTGGTCGCCGGCGACGGTGGCGGGCAGCCTGCCGCTGCTGCTCGGTTATCCGGTGCAGGAGATCGAGGACATGCCGGATGTGGCGGCCAATGCCTTTGCGGTGGCCTTCGGCGATTTCGCCAAGGGCTATCTGATCGTTGACCGCGCCGGGATTTCGGTGTTGCGCGATCCGTATTCGGCCAAGCCGTATGTGCTGTTTTATACGACGAAGCGTGTCGGCGGCGGTGTGCAGAATTTCGATGCGATCAAGTTGCTGAAGGTGGCTGCGAGCTAAGTAAGGAAGGCCCCCCTCCGTCACGGCGCAGGCGCCGTGCCACCTCCCCCGCAGGCGGGGGAGTATAAGGGGAGGGGCTTTCCGCCTGCAAATAATCCCCGTTGTTCGGGGCGGGTTTAGGCTTGGGGCCTGATCGATTTTTTCAAGGATAATTCAATGGCTGAACCTGTCTCGCTCGATGAGGCCAAGCTCTTCTTGCGCGTGTCGCATGGGGCCGAGGACGTGTTGATTACGACCCTGATCGCGGCGGCCAGGACGCGGCTGGAGGGGGAGGCGGGCGTGACGCTCAATGAGGCGTCGCCCGCGCCATTGCGCTTAAGTCTGCTCTATCTGGTGGCGCAGGCTTACCAGAATCGCGGGGAGGCGGCGATGGACCTGGAGGCGCTGGAGGTCTGGCTTTCGCCTTACCGGGAGGTGAGGCTGTGAGGATCATGACTTTGCAGACGCCGGCGCGGCTTTATGCCGTGACCGGGACGGAAAGCGTCTATGGCGGGCGGTCGTTTTCGCTAACGCCGGGGGCGACGGTCTGGGGTGATTTCCGGCCGGATATGCCGGCGGTGGAAAGTACGGCGGAAGGCGATGCCTGCGTGGTGCAGGGCGCGGATTTCCTCTGCCGGTCGGCGGCGGGTCTGGCGCGTGGCGGGCGGCTCAGCCTCAAGGGGTTCGACTGGCGGATCGTCAGTTTCGATGAGGGCGCGGATGGGACGGTGCGCGTGCGGCTGGAGAGGATTCATCCATGAGCGGTTTTCTGGATTTGCAGGCGGGACTGCTGGCTTATCTGCGCGGGCAGGCGTCGCTGGCGGTGTGGCTGGGGACGCCGGCGCGGGTTTACGACCAGCCGCCGGCGGGGGTCTCTTATCCCTATATCAGTTTCGGGCGGGTGGCGGCGCAATCGATCGGTGGTGTCGGGGGTGATGTGACCGAGCAGGTATTGAACCTGATGTGCGTGTCGCGGTTCGACGGCTCGGAAGAGGTCAAGGCGATGGCGGCGGAACTGCGGGTGCTGCTCGATGGGGTGGCGCTGGAGGTGCCTGGGCTGGTCAGTCTGCGGGTGAGCTATGTCGATGTGTTTCGGGCGGCGGATCAGCGGACGACCTATGCGTTGGTGCGGCTGAGGGCGGTGATCGAGGCGGTTTAAAGAAGCCCCTCACCCCAGCCCTCTCCCCGCAAGCGGGGAGAGGGGGCTTAAGTAAAGAAACTCCATCACCCCATCGGAGATGGGAGGTACAAGAGAAGGAGGCCGTGATGGCTGTGCAAAAGGGCAGGGACATGCTGCTCAAGATTTCGGGTGGCGAGAGTTTTGTGACCGTGGCGGGTTTAAGGGCACGGACGGTTTCGCTGAATGCGAAGACGGTGGATGTCACCGATTCCGGTTCGGGCGGATGGCGGGAACTGCTGGCGGGCGCGGGGGTGCGTTCGCTGTCGGTTTCGGGGTCGGGCGTCTTTCGCGATGCGGCGTCGGATGCGCTGATGCGGGAGGCGTTTTTCGCGCAGAGTCAGGCGGACTGGCAGGTGATCGTGCCGGATTTCGGTGTATTCGAGGGGCCGTTCCTGATCGCGGCGCTGGAATATGCCGGGCAGCATGACGGCGAGGCCAGTTTCGCCCTGACCCTGGCCTCGGCGGGGGAGGTCGGTTTTGATGCTGTGTAATACGGCGAGGGGGGAAGTGCGGGTGTCGCTGGGGGGCGCGCAGGTGAGGCTTTGCGTGACGCTGGGGGCGCTGGCGGCGCTGGAAGGGCATTTCGGTGTGTCGGGTTTTGAGGCCCTGGGCGAGCGGCTGAAGGTTCTGGGGGCGGCGGATCTGATGGTGGTTTTGCGCGCGCTGGCGATGGGTGAACTGCCGGAGGGGATCGAGTTCGGTGAGGCGGTCCGGGCGGTGGTCAGGGCGTTCGAGGCGATGAATGGCGAAGGCCCCCCTCCGTCAGCCTTGGGGGCTGCCACCTCGCCCGCAGGTGGGGGCTTATAGATGGATTGGCCTGTGGTGTTCCGGCATGGGGTTTTGGGTTTGCGGCTGGCGCCGGAGGTTTTCTGGCGGTTGAGCTGGCGGGAGTGGCAGATGCTGAATGCCGCGCCGGAAATGGCGGTTTTGGGCCGGGCGGCTCTGGAGGATTTGATGCGGGAGTTTCCGGATGAGTGATCCGTTTTCAGGCGGGTGGATGGCGCAGGCGGCGGAGGGGGGCGAGGCGATCAAGGCGCTGGAAGCCTCGGCGTCCGAGACGGCCGAGGCGATCGACCAGGCGTTTTCAAAAGCGGGTGAGAGTTTGTCGCGGTCGCTGGCCAGGGCGGCGGCGGACGGCAGGATCAGCCTGAAGGAACTGGCCTCGGCGGTCTTGTCGGCGGTCAATTCGGCGGCGGGGGTGTCGTCATCTTCGGGCGGACTGGCGAGCGTGTTGTCGGAAGTGTTTTCGGCGGTGAGTTCGTCGTTTTCGGGCGCGCGGGCCGATGGCGGTTTTGTCGGGGCGGGGGGCAGCTATCTGGTCGGGGAGCGCGGACCGGAGGTTTTCCGGCCGGCGGTTTCGGGGACGGTCGAGGCGGGTGGAGCGCCGAATGTCAATGTGACGGTAATGGTTTCGGGTGGGGCGCAGGCGCTGGTCAGGTCGGAGGCGCAGGTGGCGACGGCCTTGCAGCGGGCGGCGCGGATGGGGATGCGGTGATGGTGGAAAGTAAGAAACCCCACCACCAACGCGCAAGGGCGCGTCGGTCCCCCTCCCCGGCAAAGCCGGGGAGGTACAAGAAAGAGGATTTTTATGAGCGGTTTTCATGAGGTGCGGTTTCCGGCGCGGCTGGCCTTCGGGTCGGGGTCGGGGATCGAGCGCAAGACGGAGATCGTGTCGCTGGCTTCGGGATACGAGCGGCGGATCAGTCCCTGGGCGCTGGGGCGCAGGCGGTATCTGATCGGGGCGGGCGTCAAATCGCTGGTCGATGCGGCGGAACTGCTGGCCTTTTTTGAGGCGCGGGAGGGGCGGTTGTTTGGCTTCCGTTTCAAGGATTTCGCCGATTTCAAGAGCTGTGCGCTCAACGTCGGTCCGGCGGCGGCGGATCAGGGGATCGGGACCGGGGATGGAGTGACGACAGCGTTTCAACTGGTGAAGGCCTATGGCGGGGTTGTGCGCGATATCGCAAAGCCGGTGGCGGGGTCGGTCAGGGTGGCGGTTGGTGGTGTTGAGGCCGGGTTTGCGGTGGATGAAACGACAGGTGTGGTGACGCTGGCCGAGGCGCCGGGAGTGGGCGTGATGGTGACGGCGGGATTTGAATTCGATACGCCGGTACGGTTCGATTCGGAACGGATCGATCTGACCCTGGAAGGTGTCGATGCGGGGCGGCTGACGGCGGTGTCGCTGGTCGAGATACGGGTTTAGCAGGGGGAAGCCCCCTCCGTCGCGGACAAGCCGCGACACCTCCCCCGCTAACGCAGGGGAGGAGGAGAAGGTTTATGCGGTATATTTCTGAATCTATGGCCTCTGCGCTGGCGCAGGGGGCGGCGAAGTTTTGCCATGTCTGGCTGATCGAGCGGCGTGACGGGGTGGTGCTTGGCTTTACCGATCATGACCGGGCGCTGGTGTTTATGGGCGTGGCCTGTCAGGCGCAATCGGGCCTGACGGCAGGGGCGGCGGGCGCGGATATCGGCGAGGCGGGCAGCGCGGCGGTTTCGGGCGTGATTTCATCCGACGCGATCAGGCCTGAGGATATTGCCGGGGGGCTTTATGACGCGGCGCGGGTGCGGACCTATACGGTCGACTGGACGCAGCCGGAGGCCCATGTGCTGACCGGCGCGGGAACTCTGGCGCGGCTGGAATGCCGGGGCGGCGTGGTGGACGGCGGTGCGTTTATCGCCCATGTCGAGGGGCCGGCGGCGCAACTCGACCGGGTGATCGGGCGGCGGTTCGGCTTTCTGTGCGATGCGGCTTTGGGGGATGCGCGCTGCGGATTGACGGGCAGTTTGCCTGCGGCCAGTTGCGACAAGCGTTACGGCACCTGTCTGAATATATTCGATAATGTGCTGAACTTTCGCGGTTTTCCCGATCTGCCGGGTGAGGATTTCCTCACCGTTTATCCGCGTAACGGCGATGTGATGGACGGGGCGTCGAGGCGGCAGGGCGCGGGGCGATGAGTCCTTTCGGGATTATTGTCGAGGCGCGGTCGTGGATCGGTACGCCCTATCAGCATCAGGCGAGTTTGAAGGGTGTCGGGTGCGATTGCATCGGGCTGGTGCGTGGGGTGTGGCGGGCCTTGTATGGCGGGGAGCCGTGTGCCTTGCCGGCCTATGGTCCGGACTGGGCGGAGGTCGGGGGTGAGGAGCGGTTGATTGCGGGATTGAGCGTGCATTTCGAGGCGGTGGATGAGGCGCGGCCGGGAGATGTCATTGCCTTTCGCATGAGGCCGGGCGTGGTGGCCAGGCATGTGGCGATTTTGAGCGCGGGTGATGGGCTGGGTGATCCGCGAGCGAAGATCATTCATGCCTATTGGGGGCATGCGGTGGTGGAGAGCTGGCTGGGACCGTTTTGGCGGAAGGCGATGGTGGGGGCGTTCCGGTATCCGGTTTTGCCCCCTCCGTCAGCGACACCAGCCCTACGGGCTTCGCGCTGACACCTCCCCCGCTTCGCAGGGGAGGAGAATTTGGAAAGGATGTGAGATTTGGCGCAGGTGGTTTTGAGTGCGGTGGGGCAGGCCTTGGGCGGGCCGGTCGGCGGGTGGATCGGCGCGCGGATCGGTTCGGCCATCGACCGCACGGCGATCAATTCGTTGTCGCCCGCGCGGCAGGTCGGGGCGCGCCTGACGGGTCTGCAACTGGCCGGGAGCGCGCAGGGCGATCCGGTCAGGCAGGTCTATGGCCGGGCGCGGGTGGCCGGCACGGTCATCTGGGCGGCGCGGCTGAAGGAAAATCGTTCGACCACGCGCGCCAGCAAGACTTCGGGGAAGACGGAAAGCTTCAGCTATACGCTGTCGTTCGCCGTGGGGCTGTGTGAAGGGCCGATCGACGGGATCGGCCGCATCTGGGCGGACGGGCAGTTGCTCGACCAGTCGGCGGTGGCGTACAGGCTTTATCGCGGGGAAGAAAGCCAGGCGCCGGATGCGCTGATCGCGGCGGTGGAAGGGAGCGCGCCGGCCTATCGCGGGCTGGCCTATCTGGTGTTCGAGGATCTCGATATCACGCCGTTCGGCAATCGTCCGCCCAATCTGTCGGTGGAGGTTTTCAGGCGTCCGGCGGGGGAATATGCCGATCTGGAAAGCCTGATCGAAGGCGTATGCCTGATCCCCGGCGCGGGGGAATTCATCTATGCCACTGAGCCGAATGCGGTTTTGAGCGGGATGACGCGAGCCGGTTTCGAGACGCAGCACAGCGGCGACGGGCGGACGGATTTCATGGTGTCGCTCGATCAGTTGCAGGCGCAATTGCCGAATGTGAAGATGGTCAACCTGGTGGTGAGCTGGTTCGGGAGCAGTCTCGATGCGGCCACATGCACGATCCGGCCGGGCGTCGAGGTGGCGGACAAGGTGACGACACCGCTTGTGTGGGAAGTCGATGGCGTGATGCGCGCGGAGGCGTATGTCGTATCGCAGATTGGGGGGCGTCCGGCCTATGGCGGTACGCCGGCGGATGCGGTGGTGATCGGGGCGATCCGCGAACTGAAGGCGCGGGGTTATCAGGTGACGCTGATCCCGTTCATCCTGATGGATTGCGCCGGTTATCCGTGGCGGGGGCGGATCACATCGGCGGCGGATATGACGGCGGGGGCGGCCACGGCGGTCAGTGCGTTCATGGATGGCGAGTGGGGCTTCCGGCGGTTTGTGAAGCATGTGGCAGCCCTGGGGGCGGCAGCGGGCGGGGTGAGCGGGATTGTGCTGGGGTCTGAGTTGCGCGGGCTGACCACTTTGAGAAGCGCGGTCAATACCTATCCGATGGTTGGCGCCCTGCGCGCCCTGGCGGCGGAAGTGCGCGGTATTTTGCCGGGTGCGCGGATCGGTTATGGCGCGGACTGGTCGGAATATTTCGGCCATCAGCCGGCGGATGGCACGGGGCATGTCAGCTTCCATCTCGATCCGTTGTGGGCGGACGGCAATATCGATTTTATCGGCATCGACTGGTATGCGCCCCTGACCGACTGGCGCGACGGCGAGGATCATCTCGACCGCGCGCTGGCGGCTTCGATCTATGACGAGGCCTATCTGCAAGGGCGGATCGCGGCGGGCGAGGGCTTCGACTGGTATTATGCGGATGAGGCCGACCGGGCGGCGCAGGTGCGTTCGGTTATTTCGGATGGCGCTTATGGCGAGCCGTGGGTTTTCCGGCCAAAGGACATCGTGTCGTGGTGGTCGAATGCCCATCACGACCGGCCGGATGGGGTGCGGTCCGTCACGGCGACGGCGTGGGCGCCGCAATCCAAGCCGATCCGGTTTATCGAGATCGGTTGCGGGGCGGTGGACAAGGGACCGAACGCGCCCAATCTGTTTTTCGATCCGAAAAGTTCGGAAAGCGCCGTGCCGCCGTTTTCGACCGGTGAACGCGATGACAGGGCGCAACGGGCCTGCCTCAAGGCGTTCGCGCAGTATTATGCCGTGCATAATCCGGTCAGCACGGTTTATGGCGGGCCGATGCTGGACGGCATGGCGGTCTGGGCTTACGATGCGCGGCCCTATCCGTATTTTCCGCAAAGGGCGGATGTCTGGGGCGATACGCTGAACTGGCGTACCGGCCACTGGCTGAACGGGCGGGTCGGCGCGGGTGAGGCGAAGAACCTGATCGCCGGTATCGCCGCGCAGGCGGGGGCGTATGCGCTCGATCTCGACGAGGTGACGGGCACGATAGACGGCTATGTCATCGCGCAGCCGATGACGGCGGCGGAGGCGCTGGCGCCGGTGCTGGGCTATCTCGGCCTGAGCGTGGCCGAGCGCGGCGAGGGGCTGAAACTGGTCGGGTCGGCGCATGGCGTGGATGCGGTGCTGGCTGCCGGTGACCTAGCTTATAATGATCAGAATCCGGTATTGGCGCGGCGTGATCTGGTCGAGCCGCAGGCCGGTTTGACCTTGCGTTGCTACGATATAGACCGCGATTATCAGCTTCTGGCGGTGACGGTGCGTGGCGATGCGGCGGGGGCGTCGCAGGCGGCGGTGGACCTGCCGCTGGTTTTGAGCGCGGCGCAGGCGATGGATTATGCCGCCTATGCGTTGCGGGCCATGGAGGGCGCGCGCCGGACCCTGACGCTCGATGCCGATCCGTTGCGGCTGCTGGAACTGGAGATCGGTGACGGGGTGAGCTTTGGCGGGGCGGACTGGCGGCTCGGCGGTATCGATCAGGGGGAGACGCCGACGATCGCATTGCTGCCTGCGCCGGAAACGCGGGCCTTTGTCAGCGCCGATCCGTCCGTGGCGGGATCGGTGAATGCGGTGGTGTCGGGGACGGTTATCACCGGTTTCAGGCTGCTGGAATTGCCTTGTTTCGGAACGGATGAGCCGAACGCGCGGCCGGTGCTGGCGCCTTCGGCCGATCCGTGGGGTGGGGCGGATATCTATGCCGGGGCCAGCGCGGCCAGTCTTCGCTTGCGCGGGCGGGTGGCCGAGGCGGTGTCGGTCGGGCGGGTCATGTCGGCTTTGCCGGTGCAGCGGGCGCATTATCTGCATCGCGGGGCTTTTCTGGATATTTATCTGGAGGGGGCGGTGCCCGTGAGCCGTGGCGAGGAAGAGGTGCTGGCGGGCGAGAATTTCCTGTGCGTGCAGACGGAGAACGGCGAGTGGGAGATTATCCAGTATCTGACCGCGACGGTTCTGGGCGTCGATCAATATCGCCTGACCGGGCTGATCCGGGGGCAGTGGGGGACCGAGCAGGCTCTGACGGCGGGGATGAGCGCGGGGGCGGAGGTGGTGATGCTGCCGGCGGGATTTGTGCGGGCGGATATGGCGCTGGAGGAATTGGGGCTGTCGCGGCTGTGGCGCGCGGGGCGGGGCGGTTTCGGCGGGGCGGCTGCGGGGGCGCTGGATGTATCGGCGGCCTGGACGGGGCTGGCTTTGCGGCCGCGTGCGCCGGTATTCGGGCGCGTGTCGGGGGATGTGATCAGCTGGCTCAGGTCGCCGCGGTATGGCGGGGATAGCTGGGAGGTCGAGCCGCCCCTGTGCGAGGACTATGAGCTTTATCGCGTGCGGGTATTCGATGGGGAGGCGATGGTGCGGGAGGTGGAGGTGTCGGCGCCGGAATGGGTGTATGCCGGGCGGGCGGTGGATTTCCCGGCTGGATTCGGGGCGGGGACGCGGGTGGAAATTGCGCAAAAGTCGCAGGTCTATGGCTTTGGGCCGGTGCTGAGTTTGGGGTTGGGGTAGGAAGTCAGATACCTCACCACCACGCCCTGGCGGGCGCGGTCCCCTTCCCCGGGCAAGTCGGGGAGGTACAGGAAGAACTCTCCAGAGGCATCGCCTTGGCGATGCTTGCCACTTGAAACGATAGCGAGTAGGACACACCTCTATCGCGGAGGTATGTTTTACAGTGGCAAATGATCCCTATTCCGAATTGGGCCTGAAAAAAGGGGCCGGCGATGCGGAGATTCAGAAGGCCTTCCGCAAGCTGGCCAAGGAACTGCATCCCGACACCAACCGCGATAACAAGTCGGCCGAAGAGCGTTTCAAGCGCGTCACGGCGGCCTATGATTTCCTGAAGGATACCGACAAGCGCAAGAAGTATGACCGTGGCGAGATCGATGCCGACGGGCGCGAGATTTTCCGCGGCTTCGGGGGCGGTGGAACAGGCCGCGCCGGCGGTTCGCCCTTCGGCGCGGGCGGCGGGCGCGGCACGCAGTTCGAGGGCATGGATATCGACGATATCATGAGCATGTTCGGCGGTGGCGGCGGCAACCGGGGCGGCAGTCCGTTCGGCGGTGGTTTCGGGGGCTTTGGCGGGCAGCGCGAACAGGCCCCGGCCAAGGGCAGCGACATCCGGATAAGACTCGATATCGACCTTCTGGACACCATCGCCGGCAATACGCGCCGCGTGCTGCTCTCCGACGGGCGCACGGTCGATGTCAATATTCCCAAAGGCTCGCGCGATGGCCAGACCCTGCGCCTGAAAGGGCAGGGGTCGCCCTCGCCTTCGGGGCGCGGACCGCATGGCGACGCCCTGGTCGAACTGCATCTGAAGCCGCATCCGGTCTTCCGCATGGATGGCAATGACCTGCACATGGACCTGTTCGTCTCCCTGCCGGATGCGATCCTGGGCGGCAAGGTGCAGGCGCCGACGCCGGACGGACCGGTCAGCGTCAAGCTGGCGAAAGGCTCCAATTCGGGGGCGATCCTGCGTCTGAAGGGGCGCGGCGCGCTGGACGCCAAAAGCGGCACGCGCGGCGACCTGTTCGCCCATGTGGTGCTGGCCATGCCCGACAAGGGGCTGGACGGGATGCCCGAAGACCTGAAGACGGAGCTTACCAGCCTGCTGGAACGCTGGCGCGAAAAGGCGGATTATACGCCGGCTGTGACAGCCAGACGGAAATAA